ATTTGCTTGGCTCCTGAAAGTTTTACCTGTGCCGGTTCAAAACTTGCCTACATTTATCACACAATGTCTGCTCATACAGCCATAATAGATGCTCAGGCAGAAAGCCCTCAAATACCGGCAACAATAGTAAATAACGAAAATACTTATACCGAAAGCAACGGTAATATAACGACAGAAGATATAAATGCTAATTTTGATTACTCAAAGGGTATTTGTAATCTAACGGTTACAAATGCAGGGAATTACAAAATAACAATACCACCTGCCGCAACAGTTAACATTTATCCTTTAACAGAAGAAGATGTACTGCCTGACAATGTAAAAACAGCCGTAGAAGAAAAACTTAACGGTGAAAATGTAATACCGATGACAGATTATGTAAATGTAATATCACCTGAAAAAATAGACAAAACAATAAACGTTAGTATAACTTTAACAGAAAATGCAGATGAAGAAACAGTAAAAGCTCTTATAAAAACAGCTTCTAATAATTTAATATCTCAATATAGAAAAAATTTAGCACTTGAAATTATACCATCTTATATTATATCAGTATTTAAGACTATTGATGGTGTTTACGATGTTGATTTAAACGGTTTGACAAAACATACAGCTAATTTAAACCAATTTTTTAATTTAAATCTTGATATTACATATCAAAGGAGAAACTAATGGAATACATAATACCTGAAAGTATTCAAGATACCTCAAATAAGGCAATCGAAGAATGTATTATTAATGCATTAGAAAATATTGATTATACAAAATTCACAGTAACCATTCCTGAAAATTTGAATGAAAATGTCCTGCCATATATTGCAGAACAAAGACACATTCTTGGAAATGAAGGTTGGAACAGTGCATTAACTAAAGAAGAAAAATGTGGAGTTATACACAAATCATTTTCATTACATAGAAAAAAGGGAACACTTGGTGCAATAAACGGTATATTAAAAATATACAATGCAAGTATTGAATATATAAATTGGACAGAATACAACGGTATTCCTCATCATTATAAAATAGTTCTTTCAATAGAAAACGAAAATTTTGATACAACAAAAATCAAAGAAATGCTTTCAAAAATAAAAGAGTATAAACAGTTAAGAGCAAAACAAGATACATTTGAAACTGTTAACAGTATGCACACTCCTTTATATATATCGGAAAGAATAAATCAAACAATTATTACATCATCATTACCGCAAGATTAATAAAAAATGAATAAATATCAACAATATAAACTTATAGCAGAACAAAAATTTGTAGAAAAAAATTTTACACTTGAAAAAATATCCGAAGAATATAATATTCCTGTAAAAACATTATATTCTTGGAAACGTAAAAATAATTGGTCGGAAAAAAGGAAAAAACACCTTTCTAACATTTATGATTTACATAGTTTACTCTATGAACTGCTAAAAAAACTAATAAAGAAAAGTGTTTCTATTTTTGATGAAACAGGAGAACTCCCCGACAATACAACCTTAACTTTTATATCAAAACTTATAGATAAATTACCTAAATTAAAAACAATAGAAATAGAAACCTTGAGTGAAAAATTAAATACAGATTCTGAATTATCAAAATCGGATGATAACATAATCGAAGCAATAGATAAATATTTGAAAGGCATTTGATGTCAAATAATATAAAAAATACAGCACTATTTTTACCATATCAAACACGTTGGCTTGAGGATAAATCAAGAATAAAAATTTGGGAAAAATCTCGCAGAATTGGTGCAACTTACGTACAATCTTACGAAGATGTTTACGATGCACTGAATTTAAAAATACACAACAAACCCTGTGATGTATGGTTTTCATCAGCCAATGAGAGTGCTGCAATTGAATATATAAAATACTGCGAATTTTGGGCAAAAATGTTTAATTCTGCTGTAAAAAAACACGGTAAATGTGTAATAGATGAAAAGCATTCTATAAAGGCATTTTCTCTCGAATTTAAAAATGGAGCAAGAATAAATGCTTTAACAAGCAACCCTAAACAATTTCGCTCAAAAGGCGGTAAGGTAGTCTTAGATGAATTTGCTTTTCACAACAATCAAGATACACTCTGGACATCGGCTAAGCCATGCATAACTTGGGGCTATCCTTTACGTATTATATCAACTCATAACGGACAAAATTGTCTGTTTTATAAGTTCTTAAAACAAATTGCATCAGATAAATTGAAATGGTCGCACCACAGAACACCAATATTTACAGCAGTAAATGAAGGACTTGTATCAAAAATATTAGGACACGATGCAAGCAAAGAAAATTGTAATGAATGGCTTGAACAAGAAAAACAGAATTGTGCCGATGAAATCACATGGGCTCAAGAATATTGTTGTATTGCAGTAGATGAAGCAACGGCATTTATAACTTATGAAATGATAAACAGCATAAAAGAACCTGATATTATAAAGCCGATTGACAGCTTAAAGGGAGATTTATATTTGGGTATGGATATAGGAAGATACCATGATTTTTCTGTAATTACAATATTAGAACAATTTAAGCCAATTAATTTTTTAAGACATCAAATTGTACTAAAAGATATGAAATTTAGAGAACAAAAAGAAATATTATACAAATTTCTCTCAAAACCTAATATGCGAAGGGCTTGTCTTGATGGAACGGGCTTAGGTAGTCAATTGGCAGAAGATGCAGTTCTCGATTTTGGCATCTCGAAAGTCGAAAAAATAATATTTAGTTCAAAATCTAAAGAAGATATGGCATACAAATTATATACAACAATACAAAACAGAGAACTGCTTATAGATATTCTTACACCTGATGAAGAAATAGAAGACTATCACAGTATAAAAAAATTTAAAACGAGTTCTAACAATACACGCTTTGACAGTGATAACTCAACAGACGGACATGCCGACAGATTTTGGTCTTTAGCACTTGCAAATTATGCATCTCTAAATAAAAAATCTTATAAAAAACCTGTAATTTATTCAGCAAAACCTGATTTTATGAGTAATTTTATGAATTAGATATATTAACGGAAAGGAGCATTTTATGTTAAACAAATATATTGAATTTTTAAAACCTAGAAAAAATACAAACAACTATTTTGAAGAACTTGTAACTTCAAAAAATGTTGAAGGAATGATTTCTTGTATTGACCGGCTTCCAAACCCTGATATCATATTAAGAAAAGCAGGAAAGAAAATAAGTGTCTTACAAGATTTAACCAATCATTATCAAATAGGAACTTGTATAGATAGCAGAAAATCGGGAACATTAAAGAAATTATGGAAACTTAAATGCACAGGTCTTGATGATAAAACAATTGAATTTTATAATAATATTTTTAATAATATTGATATTTATACATTAATAGAAAACATCTTAGATACACCATTATTCGGTTATAATGTTCTTGAAATTAATTGGAAAGATGATAATGGAAACATTGTACCTGAAACTATTACAGCAAAGCCGCAAGATTGGTTTTTCTATGATAGAGATAAAAATTTAAGGTTTAAACATAAAGATTTCAGAGATGGCATAAAAATAAATGATTACCCTTATAAATTTTTAGTCCCAAGAAATAAACCAACATACAACAATCCTTATGGTCAGGCAATATTAAGCAGATGTTTCTGGAATGCTGCATTTATAAACGGTGGAATGGAATTTTGGGTAAAATTTACCGAAAAATACGGAATGCCTTTTATGGTAGGTAAATATGAAAAAAGTATGAGCGATAGCGAAAGAAAAGGACTTCTCAATACACTTGTACAAGCAGTACAAGATGTAGTTGCAGTAATACCAAATGACAGCACTATTGATGTAATTGGAACAGGAACAACTCAATCTACAGATATTTATGCAAGCTTGATTGAAAAATGTGAAAAAAATATCGCAAAATCTATTTTAGGACAAACTCTGACAACAGATGTCGGAAATATCGGAAGTTATGCAGCAGCAAACACTCATAATCTGGTAAGATATGATATTATAGAATCTGATACACGTCTTGTTGAAAAAACAATTAATGAACTTATAAGATATATAAATGATATTAATTTTCAAAATACTATTGTACCAAAATTCATACTTTTTGAAGAAGAAAAAGCTGATAAAGATACCGCCGAAAGAGATTTAAAACTTTATTCCGCAGGAGTAAGATTTTCAAAAAAATACTTTATGCGTCAATATGCCTTTGAAAATGACGATTTTACATTGAAATAAAAGATATTATGCTCTTTTACCGTATGTTCTTTGAGGTGCAGGTTGTGCAGCTCTCATTTCAGTTAAAACGTCTCTGATTAATTCTGAACAAGTTCTGCCTGTGCCATCTTGAGACATTTCGATTTCAATTTTTTTCATCATTTTTGCTTTATCTTTGAAACTGATTTTATTGTTATTAGAAACGTTTACGTTGTTATTTGCAGCATCATAAATTGTTTTAGCATCAGCAACTGCACCGTCAACTTTTACAGTTAATTTAGATTTAAAATCTAAGCCCTTCATTGATAAGTTAGCACCGGCTGCTGCTGCGTGTCCACCGCCACCGAATACTGTTGCAAGTACTTGTGCTGCGTTTGTTTCTCCACCTGAACGGAATGAGAAACTTATCATATTTTTATCTGCAATTTGAGAGAACTTGTTTATTGAACCTTCAACTTGGTTTTGAGCCATAAATACTGCAACTCTATCACTATCCCATTGAGAACGATATGTTTCAGCTGCTTTTTCAGAATATGTTACAGGATTAGGATTAGATTTGCTGAATTTAGGATCAGCTTTTAATGCAGACATAACTTCAGAATTTTTAAATGAATTATATACATCTGTCATTTGAACATTTTTATCTTGTTTTTGAGCTTCTTGTAAAATGTTTTCCATTACAGCATAATTAACTCTCATCATACCTAAACCGATTTCAGGGTACATTTCACGACCTCTTAATGCCATCATTAATACAGCATCCTTTGGTCCTAAATTATTTGTTAATGGTTGATTTGGTAATTCATAGAAAAGATTTTCTCTCATCCATTTTTCATCAATATCACTGTTTAATTTTTCTATTAACCATTCAGACATTCCTTCAGGATAATAGTTTGCTTTTTGTGAACGAGGTAATTTTGCTTCGCTAGGACTGTAATTAGCTTGGTTTTTATATGCACAAGTATCAGTTTGTGTACCTGCAATAATACCTGCAACAAATTTTCTTGCATTTTCCTTTGAAGATTCAAACATCTTACCTAACATACCTGCCTTATCGCAAACAGCAGTAACTATTTGAGTTGCAGCAGGAACAGAATCAGCTACTAAAGCCAATTTATCATTAATAGTTTTTTGAATATCGAAACCTAATTTTGATTTTGCATCTGCCCATTCAGCTTGTTTTAAAGGATGATGGTCAATAAAAATTGTTTTTCCCGCATTTTCAAAATATGGTTTAAATGCTCTGCTTGAACGACCTGATGTAGGAGTATCAAGCATTATAACTAAATCATATTTTTTAGCTGTTTTTCCGTCAACTGTATCAGGATCAAACATTTTTGATTTATCTTGTAATCTTACTAATTCTTTATTTAAAGTTTCAATTTGTTTTTTAGCTTCCGGATTAGAACTTTTTTCAAGCATTTCAATATTTTTAGTTACAGATGCAACAGCTTTTGCATTGTAAGGTCTTTTTATGTCTTCAACACCCGGAACATGTACGAATGAATTAGGAATATCATCATCAATTGAAGCATCAATTGTTCTTTCCGGATAAGCACCTTTCAATGCTGCTGTCATACCGATAACACTACCAATTGTATCTCCGTCCGGTGAACAATGACCTAAAACTAAAATATTTTTATTTTCAGGATTATTCAATTCTTTTACTATTGTATCAACGGCATCTTTAATTTTTCTAACTTCACCTAAACCGTTTCTTTTTCCTTCAACATCAAAAATTGTTTCTAATACTTGTTTTGGAGAAAGATTGATTTGGTAAGGAGTAACTGATGATGAAACTTTACTGTCATTTGAATCAAGAATTTCATTAAATTTAACTCTTGCTTCTTCTCTTTTTTTATCATCATCACCTGTATATTTTAAACTTGCTTTTGCAGCAATAATAGGGAAATCAGATGTTACACCACCTGTAATTCCTGATAATTCAAATTTATAATTTTCTTTATCAGAATTAATGATTTCCATAAATTTTTCTGTTACAGGAGCAGGAACAGTTCCAATTTCACCAAATTGAGAGTCTTTTAATGTAAGAACTTTATTATATTCGTCATAAGAATAATCTAATTGTTGTCCGTCTTTCCAATTAGATTTTGCAAGTTTAACCAAATTATCATCAGAAGCTGCTGCATGAGCACCTGCCATACCTTTTTGATGACGAGTTACACCGGCAATTTTAAATTGAATACCTGCATCTACAGGGTTTTTAAAATTACCTGTAAATGAAACATGAAGGTTTTTACCTTGACGTTCAATACCAATTCTATTTTTTGAAATTTCTATTACATCAGTTGCATTTTTAAATGTTGGTCTTTTAATGTTTCTTGCTTGTTGGAAGTTAACTACATTTGCTGAATTAATAGAACTAATATTCACGGAATACCTCTGGGTTTTACACACTTTGATAACTACATAAAACAT